TTGTTCTGGTCAACGGTATTCAAATTATTCCGGCGTCTGTCGATGGCGCCAATAGCCTTGTGACGCTTCAATCTGCTCCAGCAGATGGTTCTATTGTTACAATTCAATATTGGTTCAATACTTTCCAGGATACGTTCGATTATCTACCAAACAGCAATATAGTTACGGTAGGAAATGTTGGTATTTCTCCTGGTCGCCGGGATTTCATCAACGGTCAAGATTTCGTCATCATCAACGATGGTGATCAATCGAAGATTGTATGGGGTACTGCTTTCCAAGTTGTAGCGGGGACTACGACTGGTTCGATGGAGTTCGATTCTACACAAGTATCTGGAACTCTTGTTGATGATCGCGTCTTCGGCGCTCCATGCACTCGTTACACAGATCCTGTGACGAATTCTGTTTCCACAACGGTATTTATACTCCCTCTTAAGCCGACGACTGGTAACGGCCGCGACACTCCCCTCGGTTCAAGCCTGTTTAATTCTATCGCGAACGGCAGGATTGATCTACCGACTAATCGTCCTGATCTTATCACTGTCTACGTTGGTAAGACGTTCCGTGATGCCTTCTCCAGGCCTCCTGTTGTTATCACTCAAGTAGATTCTTCCACTAATAAGATCACTTTGCGTGATCCTGTGGAAGCTGAGAATCAAGTCTTTGCTACATTCTGGTTTAACCGAATCGCTGATGACACTTACACACTGAAAGTCGTCACCCCCGGACCTTCCAGTATCGGCAAGTTCACGGTTACTTCTCAACTTCAGGATAATATTAATCTATATCAAACGAAGTTTGGGTCGAAGACTGCCCTCGCCCAAACCGTGCAGTGGCCTTCTGGTGTAGAGACTTCTCCTGATGCTCTACACTTTGGAGGGACCCCTGTTGCTGAAACGGTCACGGTCACGTTTGATACTTCTCTGCTCCCGGCGACTCATGCATCTTTTTCTGCTCCTGGGAATGAGCCGTACGATCTTTACACATACACCCGGATTTTTGGTGGGGTGGTTGTAGATGGGAATCCATCCGTCTCGGTTGACCTCTCTCTTGGTTTCGTTGCAGAGCTAGTTTCGCAGCCTATTTCCAATCCGGCTTCCCTTTCATTCCTCTCTTCGGCCAGATTGGTAGTTCAAGTTGATGGTATCAACATCGCTCCTATCGATGTTTCTGCTGCTACTACTATTGCAGCAGTTGTAACTGCCATCAACTCAGCAATTGACGCTGATGCGCAGGTACACGCGGATGGCTCTGGGACTTTTGCGTCGACGTCCCCAAATAACCTCGCATCGTCCGTTTCATATGGAGCTCAGGCTCTTCTGAAAATCAAGGGAAGGAATACTCCTACCCAGACAAACGGCCTTCTTTCTAATGTGAAGGTCCTTGTGCCAACAGCTGTTGGTCAGACTGATGCCGCGCCTTCGCTGCAGTTTTCTCCAAATCAAGAAAGCTCAGGCAGCTGGGATGCTCTAAATCAGCCGGCTCGGATTGTGCCGACGAAGATCGGTCCATACTCTGTCACGGCTGCAGTAAATGATTCATTCCTTTTCAACGTGGATGGATCAGATTATAATGCCACATTGCCATCAGGCACTGCAGTGCCTGTTTCTGACATTGTTAACTATATAAATGCGGCATATGCCGCATTCGGACCTGCTGCCGATCAGGCAACGGCTCTGGCTGCTGCCATTTCTTTGGCGAATCAGATCCGGACAGAATATAGCAATCATATTGCGAACTCTCCCGGTGCTTATCACACACTGGCGGATGCTGTAAATACCATTACGGCTGCAGCAGCGACCGACCTTCCCTCGTTGATCACTTTGGTCAATGATGAGAAGGTCAAGTTCAATGCTCATATCTCGAATACGGGTGGTGTGTTCCACACCATAGCTGATTCCGTTAATACTGTGACGACTCCAAACGCCACAGATCTCCAATCAGCTATCAAACTGGCCTATGAGATCAAACAATCGTTTAATGCTCATAGGACGCAGGCTGGTGTCCACTCTTCGAACGACACCAACAACATCGTCACCCTTTCTAACACAGAGCTGGTTGCAGTTACTGGTCAGGGTATTAATGCGGGTAAATTCTATCTCGAATCGAGGACTAACACCGTTTCGTCGATCATCACGATCTCCCAACTCGGCACTGCAAACACAGTTCTCGGTTTCGTTCCTGGCGCCACAGCAACTCGCATTCAACCGACTGCTGCTGCTCTTGCCGCAGCACTTAACTCGAATTCATCTTTCAACGCTCTGGCTGTTGCTTACAGGATGGCAGTCCAGGGCCTTGGTGGATTCTTGCGGATAGACTCGCTGAGTGCTGGCACTGGATCAACCCTTTCCTTCATATCGGTGTCTAATACCGCGTTCATTCCAGATACCGGTATTGGGATCATCCCTGGTACATCTGGTGATGTTGGTGAGGCCGCTGCTGCCGGTTATCGAGTTACGTCGTCGAATCCAGCTGGCTCCTCTGGAACAGGTACCCCGGGTCAGACTTACACCGATGCCAAGACGGGCCTTCGTTTTACGGTCCTTCCGGCTTCTTCTGGCGATTATGCCAACGGCGGTTCTTTCACTCTCATCGTTTCTTCGACATGGACGGCCGATGCATCGATCCCGTCGAAGGGAATCCCCGGGCTCGAGCTTTTCGTGTTTAACACCATAGGGATGGCGGTTGACACGACGGCTCTCCTTACCACCTACAGCAGGACAGGTAATGAACCCGCAATTGGTGATACCTACTTCGTGTCTTACCAATATGCAAAGACGGATTTGACGACGGCTCTTTTCCGAGATCTTCGTCAAATCCAGCAGAATTTCGGTCCGCCAACGCCGGATTTCCCGCTTTCCATGGCGGCCAGGCTCGCGCTTCTCAACGGCGCGGTGCTTGTTGGTCTCAAGCAGGTGCTCAAAGCAGCGAATTCTTCGCAAGCACCGATTTCGTCTTACGTCGATGCAATTAATGAGCAGCGTCGTCCGATAGAAGGATCTGTTAAGCCGGATGTCATCATTCCGCTCGGTACAGATCCTCAGATCTTCGCCGCTCTCAATGCGCATTGTGTGTTCATGTCATCACCTCGCATGGAAGGTGAGCGCATTGGCGTAGTTGGCGTGGCTGCCGGAACGCAACCAACTGGTGTTCGGGCCATCGCTCAGGGCCTGGTCTCTGAATTGATGGTTGTCACATATCCAGACATCTATGTGGTGACTATCACAGATGATAATGGCAATCAGACGGACCAGCTCGTGGACGGGACGTTCATGGCAGCGGCGCTCGCTGCAACGTCTTGTAACCCGTCCATTGACGTTGCAACTCCTTGGACACGTCGGAGCGTCATTGGCTTCAAGCGCCTTGGAAGGGTGCTCGATCCGACGGAGGCGAATCAAGTCGCGGTTGGTGGTGTCTCCATCATTGAGCAAGTCGATGCTGGAATGCGTGTGCGCCACGGTCTCACGACGAACCTCGCGTCGGTCATCACCAGGACACCTTCGGTCACTCTGACCATCCAGTTCGTTCAGCAGTCTATTCGTCGTGTTCTCGACCCTTATATCGGCCAGAAGTTTACTGGTTCGCTTTTGAAGGGCGCTGAGAACTCGATGACTGGTCTCTTCTCAACGCTCATTGACCAGCAAATCGTGACTAAGATTGCAGGAATTTCGGCTGAAGTGGACGTGGATGATCCGACAATCATGCGGACCAACGCGATATACGTACCAGTCTTTCCGCTGGAATATGTTGTGAGCACGTTGCAAGTCAGGATACGCATATAGTGAACATTTTTACAGTATAGAGCGGATTAAACCCCGCTCTATACTGTAAACTACAGGATGCTTCTCCCGCTTTCTGAAGCTACTTTATCTAAATTTGGATATCATCCTGACTCAGTAACTCATGGATCTCGGAAAGTTGTTGTCTTCCGCTGCAACTTTTGCTTACAAGATTTTGACTCTACGAAGAAATCTGTAGCAAGATCCTCTTTTCCAACATGTGGAAAATGTACTGGAGTTTCTGCAGCCTATCATGCAGAGCCATCCATTATCTCTCCTAATGAATTCTATTTAATCTGGTATAAAGCCCCTGATTTAAAAAATATCGATATTGAAGCCACCAGAATTGAATGCGGAGTAGACCCTACGTTGCTTCGGGCGAGCTCTATAAAACTCGTTATAGCAAAATGTTCATTTTGTTTATCATTGTTTAAAACTAAGTTCGCTATTCTGAATAAAGGCAGATCATGGGTTGCTTGTAAGAAATGTGATGCAATAGCTTCATGGTTCTCTCGAGAAAAAGAACCAATGGACCCTCATAAATACTATTTGTCTCGTCAGAAAGTTATTGACTCATCAAACTTAGATATTCAAGCAACAGTATCAGCGTTCGGCTATGACCCAACTCAAATTAATTCGTATTCAACAAAGAAAATTATAGCGAAATGTGCTTATTGTTATGCTAATATCACTCTGAAGATGGCTAAATATTCAGGTTCTCTTGGTAAGCCAGCTTGTAAAAAATGTATCAAGTCAAAAACGATCGAGACGCTTCAAAAAAGATATGGTGTTTCTTGTACTCTTCTCATTCCAGCCGTTCTTGACAAACTGAAAGATCCTCTAACAGAAAGGATTGTTGAATCAATTCTCCGAGATAGATACAAAGTTAGATATATTCGTAATTACCCTATAGGACCCTATGCTTTTGACTTTTGGGTTCCTGACGCCAATCTATTAATTGAATGCCATGGTGATTATTTTCATGGTTTCAAAGAACATGGATACTCAGGGACTCCTAAAGATCGGACTAAGTCTTCATATATAGAAAATAATACATCGTATCGATTAGTCTGGATATATGAACACGAAATCCATGCTGGTCGAATAACTAAAATACTTGATGCCCAAATTAATAGTCATATAGACCCTCCTATTGAATTCGATAAATCAGAGTTATTTTTTGCTCGTTTAGACCCGGCAGAAGCTCATTCATTTCTTTCTCAATATCATTATATGGGAAACCTTGGCACTGTTGTTATTCCGTATGGTGCAAAATATAAAGATTCGTTAATCGCAGTTTGTGTTTTTGGAGGAGTGACTCGGAATCAAACTATTGCAAAAGTAAATAAATTCGCTGGCACTGCCTACGGGCCTTCTGGACTTAGAGAACTTCGTCGGTTTTGTATTCGCCCTAATGTACCTCGAAAGAATCTAGCCAGTTATTGCTTGAAAAGGTTTCTTAGTCTTTTTTCTTCCGAATTCGTAAATATACGTGCTGTTGTAAGTTTTTCGGATGAGACAGTAGAAGACTCAGGTACTATTTATAAGGCCTCGAATTGGTCTAACGCTTGGAAAACTGGTGGATCTTATCATTATCTAGACATCGAGACTGGTAGGCCGATACATAAGAAAACCGTTTGGGATTGCGCCAAAGGAAGCCATATGAGTGAAGTTAGATTCGCTAATAAATCCGGATTCATACGTGTAGAAGAATCTCCGAAGACTTGTTGGCTCCGGATCTTTAGTACATGATAAATGATAATTTATTCAATCATATTCTTCCCAAATTTTGAATCGCATGTCAGGACTTATTCCCACTAGTCTTCCAGAAATGCATATCTGGAAACCAAAATATTTTAATGTCTGTCCGGATGTTCTTGAACGGATTGTTTGGGTCTGCCATCAATGTGGTAATGAAACGCGTTCAAAACGAGCACCATTTGCTCGAGATGGTTCTGTCATATTAACTTATGAATTATATGGGAAAGAATGCTTGCAATTATCTCGCGTTGATAAGGAAGCCGTTTCTTCCATATCAAGTATATTTGATATTATAGATCAATTTAAACACTCTTATAATGCCCATTTTGGTGGTAAGGACTTATCATTATCATCAATGGATGAGCCTCTTTCTTCTGATTGTCAAGTTGCATTAATTCAGAGAATAATGGTTTCTTAGTATATCGCGTAAGAAGCCTTCGATGAACGTCGTAGACAGATGTCTACGACTGTCGGCGTCGAAAAACTTGCTTCCGACGCATCAAACGTCATTAATACTTATGTCCTTCTTACTACTGATAGAATCCTATCCAATCCATTAACTGAATTAAATAAACCGGAAATATTTAGCCAAATATATAGGGCTCTTGATATAACTGTTGCGGGTTGGTATATCAGTCGTGTTGGTTTTAATGAATCGAAACAATCCGTATCTGGTGTTTTTTCTTATGGCTTCTCAGTCAGATTTGTAAAAGTCAATACTAAAGACCCACAGGGGGCTTTATTTCAGGGCCCCGCGGGTCCCATCGGAAATCCTGGTCCGAAGGGTTCAATTGGTCTAGCCGGTCCCGCCGGTCCCGCCGGTCCTACGGGTGCCCGGGGCCCTACAGGCCCGTTCGGTGGACCTCCAGGTTCCACTGGGTCGACAGGACCTACCGGACCTCAGGGTCCAGCCGGCCCGACAGGACCTCAGGGTCCAGCGGGACCGCTCGGAGCTACAGGACTCCAAGGTCCACAAGGCTCCCCGGGTCAGACCGGATCCACTGGTCCTCGAGGTGTTACGGGCCCCCAAGGGACTCAAGGAATACCAGGTCCAACTGGTATTCAAGGTCCGACAGGGCCGGCTGGCCTGCAGGGCCCCGCTGGCCTGCAAGGCTCTCAAGGACCGCAGGGTCTCCAGGGTTTACCCGGCGTAACTGGCCCGCAAGGCGCAACAGGTCCGCGCGGAAGTACTGGTGCCATTGGTTCGACAGGCTCCACAGGACCTACTGGCCCTGTTGGTCTGACTGGCGCTACAGGGCCTCGTGGTAACACTGGTCCAACTGGTCCTCAGGGTCCAACTGGTCCACAAGGAGCGACCGGCCCTGTTGGACCAACTGCATATAGTCAAATAATGAATGCTTCCGGTTCGGTACTCACGCAGCGGACTATTTTGCAATTTGCTGGTGGACTTACCGCTTTTGATTCTACTGGCAAGACCGTCGTTAGGTACGACACACCAGGTTTGCCCCAGGTATTGGGTGTTAATAATACCACTTCAGGTCATGATGTACATATCACATCAGGCGATATTATAACTGGCGATATCGCCGGAGACGTGCCCATTATTGCTGCTACTGTCCCGACAGGAGTAGTTGGTGGCAACGTTAGGATTGACGGTGCTGATAGTACTACCGGTGATGGAGGAGGTAGAATTACTGTTGGTGGGGCTATTCCCACACAAGGTGAATTCAGCCATCCAAAGGGTGGTAGTATCTCCATCATTGCTGGCGGTGGCGCACAACCAAATGCTGATTCTGGCGATATTTTAATTCAAGCCCCTGCTGCTGAAACAGGTGGTGTAGCAGGTGTTATCGATATCATTGCTGGCTTAGATCTCATATTGCAAGCAGGTCGCAATGTCAATATTGATAATTTTATAGGTGGAGTGGGGACTGGTCCTGTTTTTTCTGACGGCCTTGGCAATCTTTTTAAAGTCCCTGCCCCTTTTTCAAGTCCTCGATTCTTAACTTCGGAAGCTTTTGCGACAGGCGTTGGAACATCTGCGGTTCCGATCATGCAATTAGCCTCTGTTCCTGCGAATAATATCATTGCCATATCGGCTACTGTAGAAGCAGTCGGTACCGGCCCCAACGGGCCTCAAGCTGTCATCCGTCTTCAAGGTGAATATCAGACTATTTCAGGATCCAATCCGACTGGCGTCATAACTCAAGCTGCGAGAATGTCTGGGACGCCTGCTTTAAATATGCAGGCAACTAGCTTCACTGCGACTCTAGTGGCAACCGGCACATCAGTATATATTTACGGTGCTGGTCATACTGGATGGGTCGATTGGAGAACATTCGCTCAAGTGGAATTTAGCCGGGGATGATTTTATCTAACATAATTATTTGATTCTTGGCACCATTACACATCCATGTTTTTGCCAATATTTAATACTTTTGATTCGATTCTCGAGTTCGATAATATGATTTTCATTGCATGAGATCATTTCGGCAGAAGATAACATCTGCTTATATTCATAGCCCAACGGTCTTAAATTGGGTGGTCGATCATAATCCGCCGGATGATAACGGTTTTCTCGTATAACTATTTCATAATTTCTACACTTTTCTGCATTTCTGCGAATTTCTTTTTCAAGTTCTATAATTTCCTGAATAACTTCATTTTCTCTCTGATGAGTATCACATCGTGTATCATCGCAGACATAACTTACGTCTCCGCATAATTCACACCAGCTCATACATCCATGGCATTTATTTTCGCCAGGACACTCTTTCATCAAATAAACTCCATTGGTTTTGTTAGCGCCAGTATAGTAAGTTGCGCTCCAAGTCGCGTTACGGCTTCATGATATAGAGCCGATCTATGATCCCCGCTCTCCCAATGTCCAAATTCATGAAGAATGAGATCAAGAATTGAATGTAGAGTCGATTTCTCACAGATTTTGCTAAACCATTCGATTCCAAGATTGGCAACATTATATCGCAGTTGCCGGTTTTCTTTACTAAAGTCGGCTAACGTGTTGGATCCGGGTGACGACAGGAATACCACAGTTAAATCTTCGACATTGAGCAACTCTGACGCGAGCCATTTCGTCAGGCGTTCCACTCTTCTCATATCTGCAGTCATTTTCACTAATGAATATGAGCTAAATTGTTCACTCCGACTTGGCGTGACTTTTCCTGCGGGGAGAAGCGCACTCGATTTACGAACATTCGCCCATTCTCCTTTGGACATCGCACCGGCAAATACTATTTCATAGCCTTTACTCATGGCTATTTTTGTTCCTTCTGGATCTGAAGGATCAGATATTACTGCCTTTTCTCCAAATCTGAGTCTTGTGATATTCCTAGTGGCTTCTGGGGAGCATCTTTCGTCTGCAGCGGCCTCTCGGACCCATTTTTCCGTGGCTTCATGCTCTTCAAGCCATTCGTGCATTTCATTGAGTACAGCCACTCTGATAGATTGAAGGAAAGCCGGAGAGACATTATCTCTGTCAGTGTTGAG